CTGTCGATGCGCATACGTTCTGCAAAAGTGCCATCACTGGTAAAAAATGACATAGAAGCATCATCGTGATTAACTGTGTCAGTGCCTGCTGTCACTCTAATTTGAGCAACGTCTGTGCCTTGCCAACGATACAGTGTTCTGCCAACTAAAGAGCCAGAACCTGTTGCTGTTGTGTTATGGCTTACATCAGGCACACCCGTTGACGTTAAACCCAGACCGCCAGTGACATCCACGCCTGTGCTGGTGGTGGCTAGTTTGACTGCGTTGTTATAGTACAAATTAACTTCTGCGCCAGTTACAGCAGAAATAAGTTGAGCGTTATCAGCAGCATTGTTTAGGCGAAAGTCACCAGCCAGAATCTTTAAATGCCCTGTACCTTGATCTGAAATAAAACTAGCAGACCCATCGTGATAAATCTGCAAGTCAGACCCAGCACCAAATTGTGCCTTAGCATTATCAGCAAAGCTGAAGTTACCTGTTACATTAGTATTACCAAAGGTAGCACCTGCTTCTTTGGCTAGTGGGAAACCACCATTAGTTGCACCGTCATGTACTATGAGGGTGTCTTTAGTTGTATCTACCGTTACCTCACCAACAGCACCAGAAAAAGTACTGTGTTCAGTGGTTGTGCCACGGCGTAATTGTAATTGAGTGGGCATTAATTATTCTCCTTTAGAGGGTTCCCAAGTCAAGTGTACCAAAGTCGCGTGACAAATCAACGCGAGGCGAAACAATATTTTCATTACTGAATACTGCTCCTGAAATGAACAGACCTAAACAATCAAAGTCTACATTAAAAGTAGAAGTAGCAATAGAATCAGGATTAGTGATTGCCCATGTATCTAGGATGTCTGTTAAGTAGCCTTTATTAACTGCATCAGTAACAGCAATAGGTGCATCAAGATTAGTAATCTTACCATTATTCATATCAATGGTTGTAAACGAACCTGAGGCTGGTGTAGTTCCACCAATAACTGTGTTATCAATAGTACCACCAGTAATAGTCGCAGTATTAATTGTAGGGCTAGTTAATGTTTTATTAGTCAGTGTAGCTGTATTCGTACGTTCAGCAAACACATGGGCAGTTGAAGCTGCTTGTGTTGTGTTTGTATCTGCTGCTGCTGTAGGTACTGTAGGTGTACCTGTAAGTGCTGGTGAGTCACTAAATACAATATTACTTGTACCAGTCTCATCTGTAATAGCAGCACTCAACTGAGCAGAAGTCATAACCAAAGTATTGTTAGCTAGGTTAATAGTCTTATTGTTTAATGTTTCAGTACTTGTGGCTGTAATAAAGTCACCGTCAGTTACAGCAGCATTAAACTCAGCAATAGTGCCTGTGATTGTATTATCAGTTAGATCAATACTTTTATTAGTTAGCGTCTGTGTTCCATCAACAGTCACAACAGTGTTAGCAGCAAGACCAGTAGCTACAGTATTAATGTTAGTTTCATTAGCAGCCACTGCATTAATGTTTGCAGCATTTCCTGCAACACTAGTAATATTAGCAGAAATACCTGCAACAGTATTTACATTAGTAATATTACCAGCAACTGTACCAATATCTGTTCCATCTGCTGCAACAGTATTAATATTAGTAGCATTACCTGCCACAGACGTAATGTTGGCTGTGTTACCTGCTACTGAATTAACATTAGCTATATTAGTAGCAACCGTACCTATATCAGCACCGTCTGCTGCTACTGTTGATACAGCACTAGAAATACCTGCAACTGTTGTAACATTACCTGAGATACCTGCAACAGTATTAATATTAGTATTATTACCTGCAACGGTATTTACGTTACTAATATTAGTAGCTACTGTGTTAAGGTTGGTCAGGTTAAGTGCGTTAAGCTGCGCCTTGTCTGCTGTTGATAACCATGTGTTCTCAAGATAGTTCTTTGTGACAGCATCCTGTGCCGCTGTAGGGTTTGCTACGTTTTTAATGCGTTTGTTTTGTGCTGTCCAGTTAAGGTCAGTATCCTGATAGATAGCATCTGCTACACGGTCAGTAGCTTCCTGTGCTGCGTGGAACGTCTGGATAGCTGAGTTATCCAAGTCTTCCTCAGTCAACACTGAGCCAGACGCAAAGTCAACTGCACGTGTTGTTAGACTTGTAGTACGGCGAACCTGTACAACAGTACTGCTAGCAGGTGCAGAGGTTAATTGAACAGTAGAACTAGAAGGAAAAGTCAGACCTGTCTCAGCCACACCATCTACTGTTACACTTATTTCAGAAGTGTTCTGATATGTAAAGGTAATGGAAAACTGTGTGGTAGTTCCGTCACCTGTATAGTTGTCGTATGAAAAAGCCATTTGTTTTCCTATTTAATTTGCTAGTTCGTTGGCTGCTTGGTTAAGTATTGACCTTGCTCCATAGAGTGAAGACATAGGTAGTAGTCGTAGTAAAGCACGATACTCTGATTCAGTCATATCACCCTCAGCTATAGCCTTACCAGAGCCTAATATTTTCTGAAGAATACTAATAGACGCTGGGGTAATTGCATAATTATTACCGTCCATAGCACCTGTAGTAACATCAAAGATAAGACCAAAGGTAGAAGTTGCACCAATCTGACTGATTGCTCCCTCTGCTAAACGAGCAGGAGAAAGGTTTTCTTTAATATACTTATCTTTATCCCCACGTCCTTCAGCATTAAGATATACACGTCCTGTGTACATAAGAGTACCCATAAACATAGAGCTTAAAAGTATCTTAGTAACTGTAGTAGCATCTCCGTGTACAGCCCTAACACCCAAGCGCATTGCCTGTTGCTCCATAGCTGCTAGTGGAAAGCTTAAGAACTGAAAAACAGTCTTGCCCCACTCACCACGAAGAAAGGCGTTAGAAGAACCTATACTCATCTCCTGTACGTTTTGAGTAGTATCACGATAGGCAGATACTTGGAAAGCGTCTAGAGCTTGTTGATCGTTCCAATTCTTAGTGTTAAGACTTTCAATAATCTTTTTATCAGCATCCTTAAAGGTAGAGTGTTGTAGAACTTGGCTCCTAATTCTAGCAGCCATTGCTTCGTCAATACCAAGCTGCTCCATCTTAATCTTAGAGAATGGACTGTCGTTCTTCCGTGCTGCTCTTGCCCATGCTGTAGCGTAGTTTAACATAGACATTCTACGTAGGGCAGCAGTAACTGGTGTTAGTCCAGACAGGAACGCAGTAGCTTCTCTTCCTCTACCTAACCACTCATCTGTCTTAGTGATCCTAGCATCATCTGTTATATCTAAAGCGTCACCTTCAAATCTACTAACACGTGTGAACTTACCAGTAAGTACATCAGTACCTAAACCTGTCAATTCTTCTAGTTCTCGTAGTAGAGCATTGTCCAGTTTACCATCAGCAGCAATCTTCATCATCTTACGATACTGAGGCATACTCCTGAGTAGTACAGGCAAAGAGTTTTCCATAAGTACGTTAGTCAACTCCATGAGTGCTGCCATACCTGACATACCCATGTGCATCATAAAGCTAACCTCACGCATCCTGCGTAGGGTCTGCCGTGTACCAAAGGATGGATCACCCTCTTTAAAGCCTAAGCGTCCTGTAATCCCATCATACATAAACTGTAGTGCTTCAATCTCTTTATTAAGGACATCTGGACTCTGGTTAATTACCTGAGCCTCATTACGCATCTTAGTAATTAAAGTTTCTAAAGAACTACCAACATCATTGGTATCAATACCGTTACGAGCTAGTCCAATAGCACCTGACATCTGGAAGACATAAGCATTGTTAAGGTTCTCAATGTCTTCTTCTAGTAAGTCAGTAAACTTAAGCTGCTCTATTCCACCATCATCCATACGGACATCAATACTAGTGTTCTCGTCTAGTAACAGGCGAGGCCGTGAACGCTTATGTCCCTTGACCCTAGTATTCTTAGTCAGAGTATCTATAAGCTGATCTATCTGTGCATCAGGAAGGTTCTGATCCTGCATAGATTTACGCAAGTCTTCCATTGTAAACTCAAATCCTCTGTGCATCGTAGTAAACCTACGAGAGAGAATTGTTTTAGCATAGCCACGTGCCATATCGCCAATAACATCAGCAGATAAGTTCTTTTCAATATCAGGTTGAGCCTTACGTACAGCGTTTTCTACTAACTCAGCTACTGCTGCTTCAGTCTTATCGCCAAACTTATTACGCAGTGCTGTAATACGTTCATCACTAAACAGTCGTGGTAGGTAGTTAGGTTGATTATCCAGTATACCTGCGGTAAATCCACCAACATTATGCTTGATGGCTAGTTTACCTAACTCAGTCTGCTGCTCCATAACATCCTGAGCAACCTTACGTACCTCAGGGTCTAGAACATCATTTAGTCCACCGCGAATAGCCTTAGAGACAAGGATGTTAAAGTCTGTTAAGTCTCTACCAGTGCGCTTAGACCACGCCTTCCGGTTAATGTATAGGCTTCTAGCAAATCTGCTACGATAGATATGTTCTAACATCGCCTTATATTCTGAGGCTGATGCTCCAACAACAGTACGGTCTACGTTACCTGAGCTATTAAGACCAAGCCTATCAGCAGCAGCGCGAACAAAACCATTCTCTGAGTTTTTCGTGAGGTTGAAGACAGATAGTCTTTTACGAAGGGGGGCAAGAACTGTACCACCCAACTGTTTAGACGTAGCCCTAGCTTCAGCTTCTGTAATAGCCCCAACAGGTTTTGGAACATCTGTTGCATCAATATCATCTAAGTCTCCCCTACGTTCCACTTCATCAATAATGCGTTGAGTAAGCCTATCAACATTATTAGCATCATAGAAAGCTTTCTCATTAGGGGTGAGTTCTTCACCTAAGGCTACTTTCTGTGATAGCTCCTGAACTTTTCTATGTCTAGCAAATGCTGTAGTTACGCCACCAACAGTACCACCAATAGTACCGCCTGTAAGACCAGCCAGTAGTACATCACCGCCTGTGATATCATACTTTAGTCTAGCACGGATAGCCTCAAAGGCTGCTGCTTCTCCTGCACCTATCGCTGCTCCTAGTTTAGTAGCACGATAAACATTATAGCCTCGTCTAGCTGTAAGACCAGCAGCCGTAGCTGGTGCTGTAACAGGCGCAGCAGGACCACTGACAGCCGCTACAGTTGCTGTAGTAGCTCCAATAGCTGCAAGTTCCGAAGGGTCAAACATGGCAGCTAGAACGGTAGATAATTTACCCTTCCAGCCAGCCTGTTCTAGTTCCATCCTGTTTCTTTGAGTAAGCTGAAAGTCCTTTGACATCTGCATGGCATAGTCATAGCTAACATCCTTAGCAGCTTCTAAGACTTCTTCAATAGCATCAGGATTATCTAAGTTTCCTACAAGAGACTCAGTTACTTCTGGTGTAAAGTCAGTTACAGGCTGTTTAGGCATACCAGTAAAGCGGTATTGATTACGAAGAAGAGTAGTATCAATATGCTCTTCCTGCCTTGCTGTTGAAAGAAGACTTAGGAAACTAACATCCTTGTCAGTCTTCAGTGCCTTCTCTCTTTCTGCTCTAAGTGTTGCCTCAGAGACAGTAGGTACAATCGGAACAGGTTGTACTTCTGTTACTCCGAAGGCTCTAGCAGCTTCTTGAGAGAGTTCATCAGCCATTCATTTACTCCTGTTGATACTTTTCGTAACTTTTACGGAAAGATTTAATTCTGGATTTCCTGTCACTTGCATTACCAGCCCACCAATAGTTAGCCCAGAAGTCTTCAATAGACTGCTGACCTGATGTGACCATGCCAATGTTAGCTTGTGGATGTTCCAACAAATCAAGTACAGCCAGTGCCATCTGTTGATTACCTGACAGTGATGTAATCTCTTTCTGAATAGCTTTATTATCACCACTCACATCAATCTCAGTAATCCATGCTGGTGTTTCTTGACCAAGCTTATTATAGTAATTAACAGCACGATTGATAGATGTTTTAAATCTCTCTGGTTCGTACTGCATAAGACCACGAGCAGGGCCATCGCCATATTGTTTCAGGTTAGGATCAAGAGTTCCGTCTGATTCGTGGAAGGCTATAGGTTTAATGATAGTGTTAAGAATTACATCTGGTGTAGTATTCTTAGCTTGTGCAGCAATACCCAAGACCTCATCAAGTTGTGATTTGGTTTCTATGTCGTACTGCTTTTCAGATGCCTCGTTCACAGCAATAATACTCCTTGCAATAGTAGCCTGTTCTTTTACTGTGATACCACGATTGGCTTTACCACGAGCAAACAGACCTCGTACATCTAGTTGAAGTTCACTAATTAGTTCTGGGAAATCATCAAGAATTTTTCTAGCTTTAATGATAGCTTTGTTATTAGTTAGCTTCATCTTAGTATTCTTGTAGGCTTCGTCAAAGAACTCACCTACTCCACCTGCTGAGTCGGAGATTACAGGTATCATCTTGTCTATTGTTTCAGACATAATGGCATCTGCATCAATCTTCTCATAACCAAAAGTTTTCTGTAGGACTGACCTAATATCGTTTACATCTTCACGTAAGCTCTCTAGGAAAGGTTTTTCTATTGGTGCAGCAGGAGCAATTTCATCTGCTTCCTGTGCTTCTCTTGCTGCCATATCTTCTAATGCAGAAGGAATAGTAACCTTAGCTTCTGGTGGTAGTGCCTTTTCAGGCTTCTGATATGATCTATAGAACGTAGTACTACCATCTGGAAGAGTACCTTCATACAAGTACAAACCAGTATTTACACCCTCATCTTGTATCTCTCTACCAGTCTTTATATCAAAACTTTCTGGTAGTTGAGTAACTATAGGAACTGTCTGTACATCCATACTTTCTAAAGTAGGTGTTTTAGCTACTACAGTAGCCTCAGTGTCAAACATTTCTATAGGCTCTAAAATAACACCCATCTGACCTGATACATATACGTCATTTTCTACTGTACGTGCTATTCGTTCAGCTATCATAGCCTTAACTGTTTTAGGGTCTAGGGCAACGTCCATAGGTATGTCACCTAAGCTACCTACAGGGAGACCATTCTCATCTACAACAGCTACGTTAAACATCTTAGGGTTTGAGGTACGTTGTAATACAACACCAGTACCACCACGAGCAGCAATAGCTTCAACTGTGCTAGGTCTCTTAGCTTCCTCGTTAATGTAGGACTGTAACTGCGCTACTTCATTACCCTTACGATCTATAGCTGTATTAAGGATAGGTAAAGCGTGTTTAGTTCCTGTGCTACTTTCTACAACAATAAAGTCTTTACGAGCATCTTGTACTGCCTGTTTAGTAGCATCAATAAGAGGAATACCCATTTGCATATATAAGTCTACGCCATCCTGAATATAGGGTAGCATAACATTAGTATTTTTAACTTCATCAAAATCACTAATATCAGTAATGCCCTGATCTAAAGCGTTCTGAATTTCAGTCGTACTTGCCTTACGAACAGGAGAGCTAAGGTCAATAGTACGAACCATCTCTAGTGCTTCTCGTACTGCTCCTATAGCTGGACCCTCTGGACCAACACCCCTCTTTTCAAGTAGGTAGTCCATAGCTCTCATAAGTTTCTTTTCATCAGAACTCATTAGAGCATCTTTTATAGTAAACTTGTAGCCATCTAGTTTCTTAAATGCTATGTAAGCTTTAGACATAAGCATAACATTTTCATCTGTAGTATCACCAAAGGATAGTAAAGACTTACCTGACATGATAGCATTAGCATCTTCGGTAGGTACTATATTTAGAGGACGGTAAAGCTGGTTAATAGCTTCGCTCTCTGTCATTTCTAATTGACTAGCTACAGCTTGAATACCTGCAATAAGGTCTTCATCTTTAACAGCACGACTAGTACCATCATTAAAAGTAACACTGCCTCCTAAAGACATTGCATCTTGACTCTGTAGATACCCTAGAACTTGGTTACGAACTGTTGTACTAAAGAACTCATCCTTACCCAACTTTAAGCGTTCAGTATCATAAGAAGCTAGGCGAGTATCAATAGTACGGACTGTATCCTGATACTTTGAAACTCCTAGTTGTCCTTCTTTCTTTAACCATCTATAAAGAGAGGTACGTCCATCCTGAGAAACACGATTAGCTGTAGTCTTAACAGCATACTCATTTATAGCGTTCCACGGAGTACCTGTTGCCGCCTGATAAGTTTTCAAAAGATTGTCTGTAGCTTTATCTTTTAGATTGTCATCTAACATAGGGTTGTCTTGAATAGCCAACGCTTCTGTAAAGACTTCATTAAGAGAGTTATTTAAATCAAACTCACTTTTTAAAGGATCATAAAACTTTGTGAAAAAGTCTAAGTTACCTACTTCAATATCCTGCTGGAAAGCTAACGCAAGTTTATCATCACCAGACTGTTGAACTTTGTCAAAGAATGGCTGCATAATCTCAGCACGTTTATCTCTGACCTGCTCATCGGTCATGTTAAGGTAAGATTCTTGATTTGCAGGATCGTTAAAATCCTCGTAGGCTGCTCTTAATGCTTTACCTGCACCTAAACGAGCGTCAAAGGCACGTGCCGCAGCTATACCTCTCTCAGCTTCTCGCTGAAGCTTTAGTTGTTTTTCTTTTTCTATCTGAGCTAAAGTCTTAGCTGCTGGTGCAATAGCGGAGATAAACTCACCCAAGCCTGTTGTAGCTTCTGGTTGTGCAGCAGGACGTACATATGTCTCTACTGGACGAGCCACAGCTTGTAGTCTTGCAGAAGGCCGCAGCCGTTCTACTGGTTTTCTAGCCATGAGTTATCTCCTTTAGCCAAATGTAGGGTCATAGTCATCAGGTTGTTTTACTTTATATGATTGATAAGAAGAAGTAGCATTAGCCGCAGTTCCTACAGCCGCAGCTAGGAAGTTTGGCATGACACCCTGTTGTAGAGAGTTAGTTCTGTTTAGTGCTTCCGCAGATGCACCACGCTTTTCAAGCTCAATCTGTTTCTCTACATTCTCTAGGTTTCTATTAATGGTAGTAACACCACGAAGCTTCTGTGCTGTATAGTCCTGTAGTAGTAAGTCTACTGAAGAACCACTAACGCCAGACTCACCTGCTGCTACTAAGGCTGCACCCTCACCCTCTAGGGCTTGGATACCTAGCCGCATCTTCTCTTCAGCGGCTGCTTCATTCTCTTGTATCATTCGTTGATTAAGCGATTGTATCTTTAAATCTGCTGCCTCGTTAGCTGCTAGTCTGTTAGCATCAAATCTAGCTTGGTCAGACTGAGCCTGAGCCACTCCTTGTTGATATTCAGAAACCCCTTGAGCAACTGTCAACACAGCCATAGTAACTGGGTCACACATCTTGTATCCTCACAAATTCTAAAAAGGGTTTGTTTCCTACACCCCAAGTTTCATGCCTTTTAATAAACGTAAATCCTACAAACTTTAACCAGTTAATAGCAACAGCGTAGTCAGCGTCACAGGCATTAGTTAGGATTGGATATTTATTGTTTGCTTCTTCTACCCATTTACGAGAACCACGAAGGAAGGGCATCCAGACCTTTGTTATTGGTGGTGCTGTAAGTAGCCACGGTATGCCTATAGAATTATCTAATCCTACAAGCCCATAGATACCAGCAAGCTCACCTGTTTCTTCTACAACAATAGTCCAGCACTCTTCTGACTCATCTAGTCCTTGCTGTAAGGCTTCCTTAACATCGCCATGTGAGGCAAGCACCTCTTCAGTATCCTCTGGTCTTAAGTTTGTAGCCAGATGGTCTACATCAGACTGAGTACTTGCTCTCACTTGGACTTTCATTACATTCTCCTAGAACGAAGGACAAAGAAGCCCTCCCATTCTGCTGATTGGAATACGCACGGTAAGTGATTATCACTTTCGATTGTTACTGATGTTTCACTAGCATGACCCATGACACCAAAGCGATAGGTTCCTGACTCAATAGCAGCTACGTTAAGTATGTTAGCACTACTCCCCACCACACGGCCTGTAAAGGTACGTGTATACACCTGACGCTTTAGAGGTCTTAGTACAATCTTAAAGAACCCTGTGTTATTATAAACAATTGCATAATTTCTTAATTGTAGTTTTCCTGTGGTAATAGCCTTGTTATCCTGTTTTAGTACTGGCTCTGAGAACTGGTACTTAAATGTATACGGAATACCTGCATATACTTTCTCTGAGGCTGCTAGTAAAGCAGCTACGTCAGGTTGAGTTATGATCCTACCACGTTGATTAACATAAACCAAACTAGCAGATGAGTAAGGAACAGAGGTTAAACCACCTGTCTCTAACTGTACACGCCTGTCTAACATTATAGGAAACTGTCCTGTAGTATAGTTAGTGGCATCATCTACTGATAGATTGATACGCTCAAGGAATAAGTTTGTACCTCTTTTTACAAGTATATAAATATCAGACAAGTTAAAGGACATGGATAACACATTGTCACCGAAAGTCCACTTAGACCATGAAGCCTGTAGCTTCTCTCTACCCTGCCAATAGTAACGATATACAAATATTGACTGAGGCTCACCTTCTGTTTGTACTAGGATCATATCCTCGTTAGAAGATGCTTCAATCTTTTTAACTTCGCCTTCCAAATACTGAGGAACGTGTGACGTAATCTCAGCAGCATCATTAGTGTCAGTATCACTGTCTACAAAGTACTCCCACATACCAGACCAAGCACCACGCTTAGTAGCAAAGTATACAAACTTACCAGCTGCTGCTGGTTTAGATCGTAGTGATGCTTCAAACTCTGTTGTACTTGATACGTTAATTGTTTCAGGAGTAAGTACAGGATCACCTGTTACCTTAAACTGTGTTAGGTCTGAGAATAATAGCAATGTATTATTGAAAGGAATAGCATGTTTTAGGATGTTTACCTTGTTTGACGATACTGCTACATCAATTGGATCACTGTCAACAATTGTTAGTGTAGACTTACGAAAGAAGTCAAACTCCACAAACTCACCTGCGCGACTAAAGATAACATTCTCGTCAGCAAGTACACCTAGTCTATTACGATGGAAGAAGATATCTGCTAACTTGTAGCCAACAAAAGATGGGAATGGATTTGTATCATCATCCCCTACCTTACGGCTATCATAGGTAACTGGATCAAACTGAAAGTTACCACTAATCAACTTAGTTAATTTATGTGGCATAGTAGTAGCATCTAACTGAATTAGAATATTTTGTTCTACTGTTTCCTTCCACACTCCATCCTGAAACTTTACATAGTAATCATCTTGTGCCTTCTGATTATCACCAGAAACTTTGATTAGAAACCCATTCGGCCCTTCTACTGGTAGCTTCTTAAAGTCAGGCGTTTCGCCTTTGAATACTAGAAGATGCTCGTTACCATGAGAGTCACCTACCTCTACCTGAAAGTCTGTGCTATCGGTAGACTGAATGTGTAACACTGAGCCATAGCGTGTTAGTGTTAAACCAGTAACAGCACTTCCATTAGTAATGTTTTCATAATAACTAGTATTAACACTAGTAGCAGAAAAAGTATCAAGGTTCTGAGCAATCAAGTCAGTAGACGCACCACGTTCTGCGTTCTGTGTATTAGATGTAGGACTATCCTGTGTTGAAGATTTTGTAGCAAATTCTACAGTACTTGTGCTTCCACCTTTAGTAAGCTTTAAGCGATATGTAGATGAATAGTCAGCCTGTCGTACATATACAAGAGCCTCAGGGCTACGTGTAGGACTAGTGGCTGCACCTTTAGCTACTACTTTATTCTTGTTTACAATAAAGGTAGAGTCAGCAATAGAGACAGCAGACAACTCTTTACTAGGATCAGTTAGTCCAGATAAGTAAGCTGCAGCATTGTTAGTTACTGTTTTAGCCACACCGTTCTTATCAAAGACACGGATAGTACCTGCAGTATCCACAACCATAGAGTAGAACTCATTCT